GTGCTGCGCCAGTTACGGGATTGAAGGCGGGCGTTCCCGGAAACGAAATGCTAATCGTCTCACCCTGACGGGCAAGCAAGGCCGCAGCGCGATCAGCAATCCCGCTCAAGTGCGCACCACGGTAACGGACGCAAAAGCGCCGCCACTGCTGGCATTGGTGTAGGGCGACAGAATCCGCGCGATCTCGGTGTATTGCGTATTACGCGGGCCAAATTCGCTGTAAGTAATCTCGATAACATCCACCTTTTCGCGCGTAATCGTGCGCTCAGTGTCGGGAATCAGCGTATCGTTCGTGCTGGCTCTAATAGCCAATTCAATCGTGGCGCGGATAACAACATCTGGAACGATGCTATTGGAGACAAGAAACTGCTCAACAAAGACATCGTAACGCGGCCACGACAGCGCTTGCGTTTGGCTGTTGCGGTAACCCAGCCACGAATTGCGATAAGTCGCCTCTAGATAGTCTGTTGCGCGGATTAGCGCCTGCTCCTTGGCGGTGTTGGTCAAGCTGGCCCAGCCCGCTATGCCGCGATCAGCGACATAGGTGTCAGCCGCCGAAACGCTTGCAAAGCTGTTTGAGTTCGTCAGGCCTGCGCCCGTCTCAACCACAAAGGCCATTAGGCTACCACCTTCTTAGGCCGTCCAAGTTTGGGCTTGTCGGCAACTTTAGCCGCCTGCTCCGTCACCGTGACCTCGGCCTTATGCGCCTGCGTGACTTCGCCAGCCGGAGCAAACTTTGCATCGATGATCTTGCAACCGGCAGCGCGCAACTCCGCTTTGCGGGCGGGGCTTACGGGATGAGGCTCATAGGCAATTTTCATTTGTCACCCCTTGGGGCTTTGGGGCCGACCGAAGCCGACCCCATCACCTTACGTCTTACGTCATGTCGCCAATGGCGATAACGCCAGCGGTGTTCTTGATGTCGGTAGCAACCTTGTCCCAATTGGTTCCGGTTGCCAGTTCGGCATCAGTAGGCGACTTGCCGCCGTTAGCTTCGTCCCAAGCGTAGCCCTTAAGGCCAAGCCCAAACGAGTAATCGACCTGCATCGTGGTTTCAATGCGGGTCTGGCCGTTGCTGGTGTCGATGTTGGCGATAACATCGCCGCCATCAAAGACGGTTGCCGCGCCAGAAACAAGGCCGAGAACCTTGTCCTTGCCGGGGCTACCAGCCACCGACAGTGCCGGTGCGTCGGTCACGATCACAGCCTTGCCCAAGATGTCCACCACCTGAACACCCTGCGCATAGAACAGGCGCGCGGTGTTGGTCAGGTTTTGGTCGACTAGCTTGTGCAGCATGGAGCCGGTCATGACGTTAGCCAGAATGTCCATCGAACGATCACCAAACTTTGCGTGAGCGCCGTTGATGACGTTATAAGTCACGATGGCATTGGTGCCAGCCGTCACATCATTGGTAGCAGTCGCCTGATTCTCAATTGCAGCCACAAGCGCCGCAATAGCCGTGTTAAGCTGGTCACGCAGCAAAGCCTCGGCGAAGTTGCGCGATGCTACTTCGATGCCTTCAGCGGTCGGCTTCTGGAGCCAAGTAAGCTGCGAAGGCTCAAAACGGATCGGGCCGAAACCGCCAGCGATCTTTACCGAAACGTGCTTAAGCTGGGTAAGATCGGTCGGGCTTGCCGAACCCTGTGCGGCATAGCGATCAACCCGGCGCTGTGCCGAATGGATAGCAGCGAAGAACGATTCCTGAAGGAAGTCGCCATCAAAGCCAGCAGTGGTAAGGCGAATGGTGCCGTTGCTTGCAGCGTTGAACTTATCGACCATCTGGCCGAGCGTTTCAATCGTCGCGGGCATTACATACTGGTTAAAAACCTGCATCTGCGAAAGTGACATGATCTAAGTCCTTTGGTTAGCCATTAGCGGCAAGGTCTGGGAATCGGGCCTTCAAGGCGTTGACACGTTGATCCTTGTCACCGCCTAGATTGCCTTTCGGCTGGAAGTTGTTGCCGCCCGAATTGCCACCAGATGCACCACCGCCAGCATTTGCGGGCGCTTGCACAAAATGCTTGCCCTCATCGCTTGCGGCCCACTCTAGTACTGCCTCGGACAGCGGCTTATCGCCAAGAATTGCCTTATACTGCCCGTTATCGTCAGACAGCTTGGTGTTGCCCTTGAGCATCGCCTTAACCGCCGTCATCATTTCGGGACGAACATTGGCCTTGAGCAAAGCATCGGATAAACCGTTTTCGATCAGGTAGGTCTGCAAGGTGGCGTCCTTCTGCTGCAAAGTCTTTTGCAACGTCTCGACAGTCCGCCCGCTTTCCTTTTCCGACTTAAACAACTTATCAGTAAGTTCTTCAACGGCTGTTTGCAGGTTCGCATATTCGGTCGGGTCAATGTCGGCCCCTCTGGCCTTGGCCCTAACCTGCTTAAGTTCACCTAGCAGTTCCCTATTTTTGGCACTCAGCGCCTCAATAGCCGTTTTCAGTTCTTCGTTTTCGGTGTTGCCTTCGCTCATTCTCGGGTGTCCTCTGGACTGATTGGCCACTGGCCGTTGAGTTGCTCAAGCGCTGCTATCGCAACCGTTATTACCTTTATACCATGTATGCACTAAAAAGCTAATGGCTTTTCAATAACTGAAACCCAACTCGCTATCCATGCCCGGCGGCTCTATTTCAACGCCCATTTCTCTTGCTGTATAAAACTCAATCATTTCAGCCGTAGGCATATACTCAGCCTTTTTTTGGGCTTGAAAATAAGCAATTTCAGCCAAGGCAACGGCACCATCCTCAAAAGCATCGCCGTCAAAACGCTGGCTTTTGGCAACAAATACGCCATTATCATAAGACATATTATACGCGCAAATTCCAATCTCAAAGACAAACATCAATCAATTTTCCTAAAGATTTCAAGCATAAAGCGGAAATATTCGGGGTCTTGCTCTGCAAAAGATTTGGCGTCTGCTAAAGTTCGCTCAATGCCCATTGTCAGCAATTCTGTAGATGCACGGTCATAAACTTTACCCATGTAGTGACTGCCGCCGCGTTTTTGCCATTCATCTTCGTAAGCAACTTCATCGGCTTTGAATCCCTTAACCCCTGTCAGCTTGCGTAGCGACTTGGGTTTTTCTCCATTAGACCGTTTAAGCAAAAATGCTTTGGTTTTTTGGCTGATCTCGGGATGCGAATATTCAATATCGTGGACAATTTCATGAACAATAACAGACACGCTTGTGTCTTTGTTTATATTGATTGCGCGGCTTCCGCTTTGGTAATAAGCGCGATTACTTTTAACGCCTTGCACCTTAATATTACGCGGCATAATATCTTTGTGAATAATCGCTGACACAATTGATGCCGCTTCTTCTACGTTTTTGCGATAATTTACGTTATATCCAGAAGCGATAACTTCCTTGGCATTGCCACGAATCTCGGTTGGCGCTGCAACAATGCTAACCATCCTTTTGCTTTCCGCATTTTCAATTGCTCTAAATTGCTTTGCGGTTTGGCTATACGCTTCATTGGCGGCTAAGGCGTCTTTGTATTTATCTTTGTCAGTTCTTCCGGTGGCGTAAAAATCATCTCTTGCTTTGATTACGGCCTTGCGCTCATCATCCATTCGCGCTTTTGTTGCGTTATATTCTGGTGTAAATTCAAAGGCTTTTACAGACAAAATAGTTTGATCTATATCGCTTATGTTAGGTTTCGGCGTTGCTGCCGGTTTGAAAGCACTTTCAGTTGCGCCATATTTAGAGCGTAATTGTGCCAAGGTTAGCGGGTTGCCCTGTTGGTCAAGAAGTTGATTAAGCGTAATCTTGCCGTCACGCCATAATGCAGCGCGGCCTTTGCCTAGCATTTCATCGGCAAACTCTGGCGGCTTTCCGCCCAGCCAATCGGCAAACGTCAGATCAGCCGCGACTTGTCCGTCCATGCTGGCCCTAGTTGATACTGGCACTTCATCAATGTCTAAGCCGAGTTCGCGGAATGTCTTTGTAATTGGAATTACGGTTGATCGGCAGGCCCAGTGTGCCGGTGGCGGGCCTTGCCATTCGATGTTGTGGCCTTGCGGCTTGTAACCGGGCAGCGTCCAGACAAGGCCAGAGCGGGCAATGCAAATGTCACTTGTGCGGCTGTCTAAGGTGCTGATCCATTGCACGGCTTTAATAACGTCCGCGTTCGCCTCAAACGTGGCAAGGCGCGCATCATTGGCCACCGTCTGCACTGCTGTTCGGGTGACGGCCATAACGTCACGCCTGCCGCGCGGAAATGCCTCCGGCCCTCGCGTTCCGTCGCCAACGATGGCGCTGGCGATCTGTGCATTAGTGTCGCCAAGAATCACGCCGGTCTTTACCGCGCGCTCAATATCAAACTTGATCTGGCTTGAGATGCGCTCAAACCAATCCGATATGGTCGCGCCTTGCACTAGGCTGCGGTTGGCTATGCGATCAATGACAGATGCACCGGGAAGCGCGGCGTCGATTGACACGCTGGCAAATGCCTGCCGCGCAAATGCCGCCTCTAGCGCGGCCAGTTCGCCAAAGTTCGGGCCGGTTATCTGCACCAGCTTTTGCAGTTCAGCGATTGCTTTGTTTAGGCGTTGACCTTGAAATTCAGTTAGTGGCTTGCCCGTCTTTAGCCGCCGCTCAATTTCCTTGCTGATGTCAAGCATTTGCCGGGTCATGCGCGCCTGTTCGCCAGCCGCCAGCCGGTTCAGCAGCAACTGTCGGATCGTGTATAGATCGGCCAAGCGATCCGAAGTGTTCACGAAGCCACCCTGTTAACCGTCAAAATGACAGATGGCGTGGCGGGCCGCACTGGGGCTATTCTCTCCGGCAGTCCTGCAATGTAAACAAGAGCATTCGGAGATGACCACAAAATGCGGCAATATTCGCCTTTTTGAGCACGATAATAAAAA